GATTTCTGTCAAACTTATTTGGATGAAAAGTATTGGAACTATTCCAAAACAACTTCCACATATCTTAATCAGTATTTAGGTATGACTAGTCAGCATGTAAAAAATGCAATCAAAAGAGGAGAACTAATCTTAACTAATCTTAACTAAGGTTAATAGTTTATAGGGTATTTTTCGGAGTACCTTATTTAATATTAACCAACGTCACTACGAAGTAGGGACTTACAAAGAAGGGAACTAAACAATGGATATTAAAGAGGATAGATTGATTGAACTGTATTTAGATTGGTTTAATAACTTTTTAACAGTGTCGGTATTTGCTGAGTATTATGGCTTCACACCAACACAAGCAAGCAACATAATTGATAAGGGAAGGGAACTAAACAATGCTTAATCAAATGACCCACGTTATAAACGACAAGAACATAATGTTTAATGTCGTACTTAGTGAAAGAGAAAATGAAGACGACAACACCACAAAAATGTTAGTCAGTTTTTATGATACAAGATACGACCACACTCAATACGGTCAATTTATAGGTCGTTACTATGCGTCAACTCTATTGGGTTTGGATGGATATGGGAGTGGAATAAAAGACAAAGGTTTAAACTTACATGGCGGAATAGCTGACTGGTTTATAAATGCTGATAATGCAAATCATGTAGTAGATTTTATAGAAGGGAAAGTATGATGAAAAGTATAGTAAATGAGACAGTAGATTTTAATAAGAATGTTTATGTCACTCGTTATATAAAAAATGACGTTACAAAGTATTTACCTAACTGTGATGTATCCAATTTCTTTTGTGACTTAATGGGTAGAACTCACATAGCTCAAGATAGGTTTCATTATATTAGAGACTTAGGTTTTAAGATTATGATTAAAGAAGAAGAGGTAACAGAATAATGGCAAGATATCATTTCCAAAAGATACCCAATACAACAGAGGGTAAAGAGCTGGTCAGATTAATGAGGAAGTATCTTAATAGAGATGTCTACAAGCTGACGTGTAAGGGTCAGAACTTAGATAGTGAGAACCATAATTGGAGAGACTATGAGTTTGGTTCTCCAATATATGCCTCTAAAAATCTGAGGGTTTACATTGATGAACGATGGTCTCATACTGATAGACCTACAAACAGAGGAGTATAGTTGATGAAAGTATTAAGTTTATTTGACGGTATGAGTTGCGGTCAGATTGCATTGCAACGATTGGGTATAGATGTAGAGAAGTATGTTGCATCTGAGATTGATAAGTATGCTATCTCTGTTGCAAAGAAGAACTTCCCTAACATGATACATATAGGTGACGTGAGGGATGTAAAGGTTACTGAACATTTTGATTTGATTATGTTCGGTAGTCCATGCCAAGGTTTTAGTTTTGCAGGTAACAATTTAAATTTTGATGACCCTAGAAGTAAACTATTCTTTGAGGCTGTAAGAATACTAGAGGAAGCTAAGGCTATTAATCCTAATGTAAAGTTCTTGATGGAGAATGTTAGGATGAAGAAGGATAGTGAGCAAGTAATCACTGACCTTCTAGGTGTTGAACCGATAGCTATTAACTCTCGTATATTCTCTGCTCAATCAAGGTACAGATTGTATTGGACTAACCTTGAAGTAGGAGAGTTACCAGAAGATAAGGGTATCGTTCTCAAAGATATACTTGAGGATGATTACATAACCGACAGAGACAAGGCACATTGTATAGATGCAAATTACTTTAAAGGTGGGAACTTAAAGTCTTACTTTGAGAAGCATAGGAGACAGCTAGTCTTTAGCAAGGATGGGGAGAGAAAGCTAACACCACTAGAATGTGAGAGACTTCAGACAGTACCAGATAATTATACTAATCATGTATCCAACACCCAAAGGTATAAGATGTTGGGTAATGGTTGGACTGTAGACACTGTGTGCCACGTTCTGAGTAGCCTTAGGAATGAGTGAGCCTTGTTACCTATGTGATGGTAGTGGTGTGGTCTATGAGGCAGACCCATTTAGTGAGGGTGAGGTCAATGCAGAGGAGTGTAGTTGTCAGAAGATTGGTGGCTATGTTGTTCAACCTTTACCCTCTCACTTTAATTTATATTTTAAGTAGGAGATAGAAAGATGTCAGTATGTGGAGAGATTGAGAACATGCACCATGAGAATCGTATGTTAAATGAAGAGTATGTAAAAATTGTTGGAAGACAGAGACAAATCCAGGAATTGATTAAGATAAACAACGATAAGATAAAGATGCTTGAGGATTTATGATGTCAGATACATTAATATTGTTTGGTATTTTTGTAGCATTAAATTTGGCTGCAATATATTTTTCAAGATAGGACTTGACAGATTAGATGAGGGCTGTATCATCGGACTACAGTTCGACAAAGGTGCATACATAGAAAGGATTGAAGATGTTATTAGAAAACGTACCCCTAAGACTTATTAAGAAAGAGATAAGTAAATCAGAGAGGAGAGTAAGGAATCTTGTTTACTCTTTAAACAAACCTAATGGCTACAAAGGTAAGAAAGATAAAGAGGATATGAACCAATATCTTTTGAAACAGATTAGAAATGAAAATCATTTTGTTAACATGTGCTTGTGCAATATTGATTTTATAATGGAAAGGGAAAAGAATGTCTGAAAGAAGTCATGTAAGTTGTCCATTCGAGGACTGTGGTAGCTCCGATGCTTTCTCTTACAACACAGAGAAGAAGGTAGGCAAGTGTCACTCATGTGACAGAGCTTACCCTCACTCTGGGATGAAGTTAATAGATGGTGCAGCAGAAGAGTACCCACTAAACGAAGACCCTATTGAAGACCAACTCAGTAGACTAAGTGTTGTGTTAAATCAAAACAAGAAAGCATACAGAGGTATCAGACCACCAAGCCTAGAGTTTTATGGAGTACAAACATTCTCTAATGCTTTGGATGAGGTTGTTAAACAAGCTTACATCTACCCTAGTGGTGGTCGTAAGATCAGACAAGTACCTAAAGCTTTCCATGTAGAGGCAGGGTTCAGAGGTGATGAACTCTTTGGTATGGATAAGTTTAATGCAGGTGCTAGTCGTGTTGTTATTGTGACAGAGGGAGAGGTAGATTGTTTGTCAGCCTATCAGATGTTAGGTCAGAAGTATCCTTGTGTGTCACTACCATCCTCATCTCCATCAAAGAAACTGTGGCAAGGTAAGGCTAAAGATTGGTTAAATTCTTTCCAAAAAATTATATTATCTGTTGATACTGATGATGCAGGTAATGGGATAGCTGATAAGATTGCTAGTCTATTTCCTAACAAGACGTATCGAATACCACACGATAAGTATAAGGATGCGAATGAGTTCTTACAGGCAGGTGCAATCGAGTCCTTCAAGACTGCTTTCTTTAATGCTAAGAAGTACACACCTCAACATGTGTGGAATACAACGGAACAATTCTTAAAGATATTAAATGCTAAGGATGATGCAAAGTTTGTACCAACAGGCATTGCTGCATTTGATGAGGTAGCTTTAGGTCTAATGCAAGGACACCTCACAGTATTCCAGGCACCAGAGGGCATAGGTAAGACAGAGTTTATGAGGTACTTGGAGTATCACATGTTGTCTAAACATTCGGATACACCCATTGCTATCTGTCACCTAGAAGAAACAAAGAAGAGAAGTATCTTAGGTCTTGTATCCTACCAGTTGGGTATCAACCTCACTCGTAAGGATCTGATCGAAGAGAACAACATGTATGAAGAGGTGGAGCAAGCAGTGATTGACCTCACTGAAAAGGAAAACCTCTACCAATTTACTATCTCTGTTGATGAAGATCCGATGGAGATTATGAATAGGATCAGATACTTTAGTCAAGCATGTGGTGTTAAGTATGTATTCTTTGAACCTATCCAAGACCTTGCTTACTCAAGGCTAGGTGATGAGACCATAGAGAAGTGGTTGTCCTCTCTATCAGTACAACTTTCAAGGATGGCTGCAGAATTAAATGTAGGTATCGTTACCATCGCACATGAGAATGATGACGGACAGATACGAGACTGTCGTACCATAGGTAAGAGAGCCAGTGTTGTTGTTAAATTACAAAGGGATAAGATGTCATCCGATGATGAGGACAGGAACACAACACGACTACTCGTCGTTAAGAACAGACCTGCTGGTACAACAGGACATGCTGGGTTGCTTGCCTTTGATGCTGATAGTTTCACCCTTAAAGAAAAGTTTGAGAGGTTTGTATGAGACTAGAAGTAATGGACATTGAAACAGATGACCTTGATGCCAAACATATCTGGCTTATATGTTGTAAAAATGTCACAACTAAGAAGATAGTACTGTTCAAGAACTTGACAGAAGATAAACATGAGGCAGAAAAATTCAAAAAATATTGTGAAGGTGTGGATAAGTTTATCTTTCACAATGGTATTAGCTTTGATGTTCCTGTTATCAACTCTTTGCTTGGCTTTACTATCGAGCCTAGTAAAATCATAGACACTCTTGTTATCTCTCGTTTGTATCACTACTCAATACTAAAGGGTCATAGTCTGGATGCTTGGGGAAAGAGATTGGGTCTATATAAAGGTAAGTTCACAGACTTTAAGTCAGGTCTCTCTGATGAGATGATTGAGTATGGTATCAATGATGTTGAGGTAACTCATAGACTCTTTGACAACTTCAAACACATTGTCTTTGATGACAAGTGGGCTAAGTCTTTGAGGTTAGAGCATGACATACAAATCATTTGCCAAGGTATGAAAGAGAATGGCTTTAAGTTTAATGAGGATCAGGCAGAGGAGTATTTAGGTTCTGTCTTGGTAAGGATGGAAGAGTTAGAGAACCAATTCCAAATAGACTTCCCACCTAAACTTACTGAGATGAAGAGGATAAAGTACAAGGTCAGAGCAGATGGCAGCCTGTTTAAAAGTGTGACGGATGCTCTACTTAGGTACGAGAACACAAGGATAGATGGTGGTGACCTTGTGTGTCTTGATTACATGGACTTTAATCCAGGCTCTACTAAGCAGAGGATCGAAAGACTATGGGAAGCAGGTTGGAAACCAGTGGACAAAACAAAAGGACACCTGCTCTTTGAGAGAGAGGAAGACAAAGACCCAGAGAGAGGTAAGAAGTTTGAGTACTACGGATGGATGTGTAACGAGACTAACCTCAACACTTTACCTGTCAATGCACCTTCAGGTGGCTTGGCTCTAGCTGAGTGGCTCACCTTAGAAGGACGGAGAAGTTCTTTAGCTGAGTGGTTAGGTTGTGTCAAAGAGGACGGAAGGATACATGGATCATTCAACCACATCGGTGCATGGACAGGCAGATTGTCACATGCTGCACCTAACCAAGCTAACATACCTTCAGCCTTTCATGGCACACCAACAACGGCAGTAGAGAAGGTGAAGCACACCTATGACGGAGCTTTTAGAGAGTTGTGGTGTGTCGGTGAAGGTAACTATTTAGTCGGCACAGATGCAGACGGAATCCAACTTAGAATATTAGCTGATCTTATGGGGTCACAAGAGTATGTCGATGCTATCCTTAGTGGTAAGAAAGAGGATGAGACTGACATACATAATGTTAATCGTAAAGCTTTAGGTCTGTCTCACATCACAAGAGACATGGCAAAGACGTTCATCTATGCCTTCTTACTAGGTGCAGGTACGGCTAAGGTAAGTCAGATACTCAAGACGGATAAGAGACAGGCTACAAGGGCAGTCAATAACTTTATGGAAAGTATCTCTGGTTTATCCAGACTAAAGAAGAAGATTGTACCACAGATAGCAGAGAATGGATACTTCAGAGGGTATGATGGACGTAAAGTTAAAGTACCATCAGAACATAAGACACTTGCAGGTATGCTGCAGAATGGGGAGAGTACCATTATGAAACATGCTACTCGCAAGTGGATTAACTGGGGCCGTAAGGAAGGGATTGTCTTCAAGCTAGTGACATGGCCTCACGATGAGTGGCAGACAGAGGTGATAGGATCTAAGGATAGTGCAGAAAGATTAGGTGCTATTCAACGTAAGTCAATCGAGTCTGTTGGTGTGGAACTAGGGCTTACTTGTCCTCTTGCTGGGTCTACAAGTATAGGTAAATCTTGGCTTGACACACATTAACAAATACAATATACTATACTTTCAACTTAGCCAAGCAAGGAAGGTTTTCTAATGGCAAACAATCATGTAACAGCAGAGGGTGAGCTTTATTACCCTAAACTTTTTCCTCAAAACAAAGAGGTTAGTGAGTACACAACAAAAACAGAAGGTAGTTACAACACTGTCTTTATCCCTGCCTCTGATGAGGAGCTTAACAAGTTCCTGGATGCAGGGTATCCCAAAGAAGCAATGGGTTATCCAATGATAAAGGAATATTCTGTTGCTGGTGGACGTAAAGGTATCAAACTTAAACGTCCTCATGTACACCCATCAGGGATAGAAGACTTTGGTGGTGCTCCTAAAGTTCTTGACTTTACTCAAGGTCAAGGTGAAAAGCTTTGGGACTTTGACGTTGACGGTGCTTTGGGTAATGGAACGAAAGCTAAAGTAAAAGCTTCTATCTATGTACCTGAGAAGGGTTCTAAAACCAAAGGTTCTATCACTCGACTAGAAGCAATAGCCGTCACTGAACATGTGGAGTTAAAGGAAAGAGCCGAATCTGAGATGGTTTGGTAAAGGATGACTGAAGAAAAAAACATAACAACATTGGTTGCCGACATGGAGAGTATCTCTATTGGTGGTAATGGTTGGACAGGTAACGATGGCAGCCTAATGGGTAGTAGGATTGCCTTGTCGTCCAACCAAAGATTTTGTAACGAAAATAAACCTAGAGATTTTCTCTCCCTTTCTTCTCTAGGTGTAACTTGCAAACGCAAGCTTTGGTACAAGATCAATCAGCCTGAGCAAGCTGAGAGTATGAGACCTAACACGTTGTTAAAGTTTTTCTTCGGTGATATGCTCGAAGAAGTGGCTGTGCAAATGGCTAAAGCTTCGGGACATAGGGTGGAAGGGATGCAGACACCTCTCGTTATTGAGGGGATAAAAGGTCATAGAGATGCCGTCATTGATGGTGTTACTATAGACGTTAAGTCTGCATCACCTTTTGCTTTCAAAAAATTTAAAGAAGGTAAGCTAAGAGAGGATGATCCATTCGGATACATCTCACAATTATCTTCTTATGTATACGCAGGTAAAGATGACCCTCTTGTTACAGAGAAAAATAAAGGTGGCTTCCTAGTCATTGATAAAGTTAATGGTAGTATCTGTTTAGATATGTATGACTTCTCTGAAGAACTAAACAACAAAGAACAAGAGGTCAGAGACATAAAAGAAATGGTGAAGGGTTCTATTCCAAAGGATAGGATACCACCTGTACCTCAGAGTAGTTCATCACCCAACACAAAGCTATCTATAAACTGCAGCTACTGTGAGTTTAAGGGTACATGTTGGCCTGAAGCTAGGAAGTTTTTGTATAGCAATGGGCCAGTGTACTTGGTTGATGTAGTTAATGAGCCTAAAGTTTTTGAGTGGACGGATGAAGCCTAAGAGTTCCAAAGCTAAAGGCAGGGTACTACAAAACTTTGTTAGAGATAAAATAGTAGAGGTCTTTCCTCACTTTGAAGTTGACATAGATATTCGTTCAGCTATCATGGGGGAGACAGGTGAAGACATAAAGCTTTCAAAGAAAGCAAGAGAACAATTTCCTTTTAGTGTTGAGTGTAAGTCTTTAGCTTCTGTTGCGGTGTATCGACACATGGAACAAGCTCAAGCTAACTGTCCCAAGGGAGCTACACCTCTTGTTGTTGTAAAAGAAAACAGAAAGAAACCTTTAGCTATACTAGACTTTGATTATTTTATGGAGATGTTTAATGGACATTAGAGAGAAGACAGTAAAGATACACAAGGTATCTGACGGCCCTTACGAAGACGGTCCAGGCTTTTACAATCGATGTGTTGTAGAAGAAGAGGACGGTAAGGTTTATATACAAGATGTTATGTACCCTACGTTAAAGGCAGCATACCATGACATAAATGTTTTGAACAGTAGAATAGAACCTATTGTTACAAGAGTAGGTTATACAGAGGATGCAACAGATTGTTTGATTTTGAAAGTAAACTAAATGCTTTAGCAGATAACTATGGTATTGAGTTACTCTTAGAGCAGAATGATATAACCCCTCATCTTATTATTAAGTTCTTGATTGATGAGAAACTTATTGATCTTGACGATTACTTTAACACAGATGTAGAGATGGAACAGTGGAAGGAACTAGAACAATGATGACAGAAGAAGACATTGCTCCGTTCAGAGAGTGGGAAGACTTGAGTAGGTTAGAACAGTTTGATTCTTACCAGACTGCAGCAAGTAGTTTTGCACAGTACCCTAAAGATCAAGAGCTTACCTATCTTGCATTAGGTTTAGTCTCTGAAGCTGGTGAAGTGGCAGATAAAATTAAGAAAAAAATTAGAGATGGTAAGTTTGACCCAAAAGAATTAGCTAAAGAACTAGGTGATTGTCTTTGGTACACTACTCTACTGGCTACACATCTTGACTACAACATGTCGGAGATAGCTAGTATGAACATCGATAAACTTGCAAGTCGTAGAACAAGAAACAAAATACAAGGATCGGGAGACAACAGATAATGAGCTACAAGTCTAACTTAAACCCTATGTTCAGATCAAAATTTTCTGAAGATATATTTAACCAAAAGTATAAACATCAAGGAGCAGAGACATGGTCAGAGTTGGCTGGTACTGTTGTTAATGATGTGTGTTCAGTGGCAGGTAATGCTTTTTCTCAGGAAGACAGAGACCAACTGGAAGAATATATTAGGGATCTAAAGTTTATTCCAGGTGGACGTTATCTTTATTACGCAGGTAGGGACAACAAGTTCTTCAACAACTGCTACCTTTTAAAAGCAGAGGAAGATACAAGAGAGGATTGGGCTGACCTATCGTGGAAGTCTGAGTCTTGTCTGATGACTGGTGGTGGTATTGGCATAGACTACAGTATCTATCGACCTGAAGGTTCTCTTATCAAACGAACAGGTGGTCAAGCATCTGGCCCTATACCTAAAATGAATATGATTAATGAGATTGGCAGGAGAGTAATGCAAGGTGGCAGCAGAAGGTCAGCTATCTATGCAAGTCTTAACTGGAAACATGGGGACATAGAACAATTCTTAAAGGCAAAGGATTGGGCTTCCATGCCAGTAGGTAGTACAGGTAAAACTTTATGGGACATTAAACAAGAAGACTTTAATTTTCCTGCACCTCTTGACATGACTAATGTCTCTGTCAACTACGACACAGAATGGTTACTGAACTACTACGAGACAGGTGATTCAGGTGAGGTGTTCAAGGCTAATGTTAGACAAGCAATGCAGTCAGCCGAACCAGGATTTTCTTTTAACTTCTTTGACAAAGAGAAAGAGACATTAAGAAATGCTTGTACTGAAGTAACAAGTGAAGACGACAGTGACGTATGTAACTTAGGTTCTTTAAACTTTGGAAGAATAGAAAGCTTACAAGAACTTACTAATGTTGTTAGACTCTCAGTCATGTTCCTAATCTGTGGCACTTTAAAAGCAGAGCTTCCATACCCAAAGATAGGTCTTGTTCGAGCCAAGAACCGTAGGCTAGGGCTAGGTTTCATGGGTGTACATGAGTGGTTGCTCAAGAAAAACTCTAGGTATGAGGTTACTCCAGAGCTTCACCAATGGCTATCAGTATATCGAGGTGAGTCAGACAAAGTCTCTAAAGAATTTGCCGACACTCTATCTATTACAAGACCTGTAGCTAACAGAGCTATTGCTCCTACTGGATCTATTGGTATACTTGCTGGTACATCAACAGGTATTGAACCTGTCTTTGCTGCAGCTTACAAGAGAAGGTTCTTAACAGGCCAAAGTAAATGGAAGTATTCTTATGTTGTTGACGATGTAACAAAGGTACTTGTTGAGCAAGGCCACGACCCTGACAAAATCGAAACAGCATTAGACTTAGCTTCTGATTATGAAAGACGTATTAAATTCCAAGCAGATGTACAAGACTATGTAGATATGTCTATCTCTTCTACTATAAACTTACCACCTTGGGGTAGTAAACTAAACAATGAAGATACTGTTGATAAGTTTAGTTCTACCCTAGCTAAGTATGCCAGTAGACTAAGAGGATTTACATGTTACCCAGATGGAAGTAGAGGTGGACAACCTCTTACTTCTGTGCCATACTCAGAGGCAGTAACTAAACTAGGGGATGTATTCGAAGAGAACGTAGAAACCCATGACATATGTGACATCACTGGTGTTGGTGGATCGTGTGGAGTATAAGGATAAGTAATGCAGAAAAGAAAATTTAGTAAGACACTATACGATGAGTATGATGAGAAAGCAAAGACAACTCTTATGTCTCACCTCGAAGCTAGAGGACATACTATCAGTCAGTCTAAAGAAGACTACAACGTAGACATTGTTTCTGAGAAGGAAGGGTACACCTACTTCAATGAGGCAGAGGTTAAGGTATCTTGGAAAGAAGATTGGCCTAGTAACTGGGCTGACATTAGAATACCAGAACGTAAGAAAAGATTAGTTGAGAAGTACGGCAAAGAAAATGGAGTACTAAACTTCTACATCTTTAGGAAAGATATGAAACAGGTGTTCAGAATAAAAGATACCTGCCTCACAGAAGACAGGTTGAAGCCAGCTTTCGGCCCTAACATTGCACCAGGAGAGAAGTTCTTCCACATCCCTTACGGTGATGCAGACCTTCTTGTTGTATGATACTTCCGAAGGATGCAAAAGAACGGAAGTCTATCCCAGTATACACTGGGTTTGTTAAGTACTTTCCTAGAGCTATGGCAGCAGTAGCTAAAATCTCTATGAGTGGTGGTATCCAACATGGGCAATCACCAGATAAAATATTCTGGGATAGGTCTAAGTCAGGTGATGAACTCGATGCTCTGATGAGACACATGCTTGACGAAGAGTGGGGTCAGGTAGCTTGGAGAGCTATGGCTAACCTTGAGAAACAGTTAGAGAGAGAAGAGTAATGTGGTCTCCTATTGTGTTACTCTGTCTGGCAAACATGACTGACTGCATCACAGTAGGTGGCCCACTAACATACAATAAAGAAAATTGTATTGAGTCTATAAAAGATACAGGTATACCTTATTTAAAACAAAAGTACCCCAACCGAAAGGTTATTAATTTTACCTGTTACGATTGGGGTACTGATGTTTAGTAAGCTGATTTTTTTTTCTTAGACTTCTTTATTTTTTTAGTCTTCATTATTTTCTTTGAACCTTTTCCGTAGGTCTTTGATCCTTTTGGCATTATCCTTTGTACCTTCCTAATGTTATTGTTTTTAAAAATCCTCTCCATATCTCTATTGGTGAGGGGAGTACCCATCCTAAGACGAGTAGGAGTATTACCCACATGGGTATGTCTTGATTCATCACACTAATCTTACCCACGTCACCAGCAGGTTTGATAGCTGACGTTTCAATCTGTACAACTTCGGCATTAATCTCTTGATCTCGACTCTGATCAACAAGAGATTGATTGTTTTCTTTACCTACTTGAGTGTTGGCTGCAACATTAGTACCACCACTTTTACTGCCACCACTTAACATCTTTGCTACACCAAGGGCAGCACAACCAGATAGAGATAGGGATAAGAGTAGGGCTATTATAAGTTTCATTAGTTATCTTTCTTAAGGGTACATCTCATCTTCAAGTTGTTCTGTTCTATTCCAACGAATTTGTGCTGGTGTTAACGTCTCCCCAGTTTGTATTGTGTTGTCGTGTCCCACTATTCTTCTAAGTTTATTCCTAGTCAGATCACCTATAAAAAAGTCATTTCTAGTACTACTGCTTGAACCTGCTTTACTGGTTAAATAGGCCATAGCTACAGGTGCAGCATACTTAGGATCATTGACAAGTTCAGGGTTTGAGATTAAATCTATACCTAGAATTTTACCTATAGCTTCGTAGTTTGAACGTCCTGTAAGCTGAATCAAACCTCTGCCCTTAAATCTAGAGCCATCTCCTACTTGGGTGTTGCCTAGTTTGGAGCTGGTATCACGGTATTGGTCATCATAGTAGATGTCAAAGATCATATCATTCTTAGTTGCATCATCTGCAGCAATCCAATCGGGGTCAGTAGCAAGTGCATTAAAGGCGGCAGCCCTTGCAACCCTAAATCTACCTTGCACTAACGTCGGATGGACTGCTAACTCAGCAGGTGTTCTATTACTCCCTTTAACACTTGAGTAAAGGTAAGGGATCTCTACAAGATTTCTACCCCCTGTCTCTGCTTCAACTGTAGCCACAAATGCAGCAGCTTTAATAGGATCACTAATGTTTTCTTTAGCCCAAGTCTTTACTTTTGCTAAATCAGGAGCAGTACCAGCTTCATTAAGTACAGATTTTCTTGTAGATTCTTTGCGAGAGTCTAAAAAATTTGGATCTTTCATAGCAGCTAAAGTTTCGTCATTTAGTTCTTCTGAAATGGGTAGGCCATTTTTAGACTGCCATTTTACTAGGCTACGTTTAGAAATATTACCCCAGATACCGTCAGCAGCTACCCCAAGGTACTCTTGAGCATCTCTATTTTGTGCATTAGTTCTTGGCTGAGGTTGTTGATTATTAGTTTCTAAAATTGTTTGTTGATCAGGGTCTAAAGATCCCCTTAACACCTGAGTATTAATACCTTCAACTTCAACTGGTGGTTGTTCTGTCGTAGGTTGTTCGGTCGTGGGTTGACCTTCTTTTTTTATTCTTTGCTTGTAAACATCAGGGTCTTCAATGTAGTACTCCATACGAATTGGATTTGAAGGAGAAAAGTATTCTTGTAATTGAATATTTAAGTCGTCCATTTTATTTTTCTCTGGAATGTAATACTCTTGAGCACCTGGTTCTGTTGTTGTAGCTTCAGAAGGACTGAAATAATTTTTTATTTCTGAAAACAAATCAACAAAAGTTTCACCCAATACATCTGATATTGTTTTTACTTCTAGTGACTTATTAAGTTCCATTGTGTCGAGTGCAATACCAAGTAGCTTACTATCTTCTCTTAATGCTGGCATAAGTTTTCCTTATTTTAATTGAAAGACTGAACCATCAAGGTTTTTGTACCAAGAACCTATTGGTACGTCTTTACTTTTTAAATAATCTTGGATAGCTTTTTTGTAGAAGTCTTTATTATTAGAAATTTCTTCAAGGATTAACTCTTTAATTTCGTCTGCTGTTGCAAGATTTTTCTGTTCTTCTTTTATAATATCAAGAATTTTTGTTCCGTCTTTTGTTACGGCAGAATTTATAAACCATCGAGATACAGAGATAGGGTTATCTTTTGGTGCAGGTTCTGTTGGAGAAATTACAGCATTAGCAGCTACCCCTGCTCCTTGATTATCAGAACTCATAGTACCTGTTTCACTCGAATTTGTTATAGTACTTTCACTTTCTGCAACATTATTTGTCATTGAATTGTTTGACGTATTAACATTACTTGTACCTACATTAGATACGGAAGTGTTAACAACAGGTTGATTAAGTGTAGACGTAGATTCAAACTCTCCTTGAACAATTGCATGTATTGATTTACCTAAATCTCCTAGTTGACCAACAACATTCCATTTATATTTAAAGTCTTCTATGTTAATAATACCATCAGGGTAATCAGATTGTCTGTATATTGGGGAACTTAAATTTCCAGCAGGAACATTTTCAACAACCCCATTTTCTAAAATTCTAGCACCACTCATCATTCTTCTGGCTTGAACTGGCATTAACATAGTAGGATTATACTGACCGACACCAAGTTGTTTAGCTATGTAATTATCAATTTGTCTTTGTACATTAGGAGTTACTTTCTGTTCTTTGTCTGACAAAAATCCTAGAGTATTTAAATTGTCTGGACTAATACTAAACTTTATAACACCATCATCCCCTACACTCATGTCAATAAAAGAACGACTTGTAACTTCTTTTACTTTAGCAACGTCAACAGTCATGTCATTTGATAGACCGTCTACAACAGTTTGACCAAACTCAGTATCGTTGGTTGCTTCTTGGATAATAGCTTTACTATTTTTTTCAATCCACATACTGTATCCGTCACTAGTTATTCTTGACACAACACCGTTTCGGGTTGTTAAAGTGGCATTACAATCAATTATCCCTGTTAAACATTCTTTAACTTTAGAATCAATTTCTTTTGCACTTACTTCTGGATAAGTTTTAACAAGTGGGTCTTGTCCTGTAAAAGACAACAACAGTCTGCCGAAGTGAGAACGAGCATCTTCTAAATCTTGTGTTGAAGAACTTTGTAACTCTTTTAATCTGGCTGGTGCTGATTCTTCTTGTGTTTTTAAATATGACATTATAGTTTCTGAGTATGAACCTAAAAACTTTTGGTATAGCATAGGATTTGCAGACATTTGAGAAACGTCAAGCAATGCTAGAGCATCCATAGCACCTTTTACTTCAGGGTCTGTGGTGGCTTGAATTACAACAGAATTTTGCATACGTTTCACAATTTCTGATGGAGTTAAATCTCTTTCAATCCACCCTGACACAAGGTCTAAACTTTTAAACACCTCTGAGTCCCATTCACTAGGTCTATCTCTATATCCTTCTCCTTGTGCATCAAGTTTTTTTCTTTCAAAGTTTACTAACTCTTGTTTTATTTGTCCAATAAAAGATTTTATATTTTTTCTATTAATTACTTTAGTCGTTAGTTGTGGAAACATTTCAAAAATACCAGAAAGGTTTTGTTTTTCAAAATCAAATTCTGAGTTAGGGTCTAACATTAACGCATTGTAAAGTTCTGTTACACCTTGACTAACAATAGCTGCTCTGCTTGAAGCTCCTGGTTTAATAGCTTCCCATGCCTGATCCGAAAGTGTTTCTGTACCCTCTCCTTTTTTTATTTTCATATCTATTCGGGCTAGTGTACCTTTTTCTTTTATATAATTTTCAGCACCGTCTTCCCTTAGTCTATTAGCTTCTTCAATTTGACCTTTGTTTTCAAGGGCTTGGGCTTCTGCTTCAACTAAAGCATACATTCCAGACTCTATATAATCTCCATTTATTTTTGACATAGCACTTTCAACTGTGTTAAAATCTGCTAACTCTACGTTCTTTGCTGTCTCTGCTCTTGTAAAAGCTGAGTCTTCAAGAGAGGGAAAAGCTTTTCCAAAACCTCTTAGAACTTCCATAGAGACTGATCCTGGTGAATAGTTCACATCTTTTTGAAGTTTACCTAAGCCTATTTGTTTATCAATATACTTATTCCACGACAAGTCAAAGGTTTGATCTTCAGTAGGTCGAGTACTAGTGGTGCTGGACATCCCTGTTGTTAAAGTAGCTAGAGAAGAAAACACACTGACTGGGTTTCGACCACCTGCACCTACTGGTTGTTCATAACCAACATCCCCTGCTAACATTTGTCCAAAAATATCTGCCATTATTTATTCCTATCTAATACTGAGTAGAGTCCAGAGTTTTGTTTTAAAGCTTTTAGAAAAAGTTCATCTACAATAGGAGAACCTTTTTTATAAACCATTCTTTCTACAACTGTTTTTTGTCTTCCGTTTAAAGTGCCGTAAGATAAAGCTATTGCGTGACCCCATTTTCTCATTGATTCCATGTCGTCACGCCTCATTGCTTCTGCATAATTGTTCCAAGATCGTTCAATATCTTTGGCAGTACTTTTTAATAGAAGTTTGTCAAGTTGTGTTTGAGTCATAACTTTCCAAGCAGTTTCCATTCTTCCTGTCGGCACACCCATAGCTAAAGCTATTGACTCACCTGTACTTAAATCGTCTGCAATTAAAGCCCCACTTTTACTGTAGTATTCTTGATACTTGAAAGCTTTGTAAGCATTGATAGCTTTGTTAGAAGAGGTAGCTAACTTAGCTATACTCTCTAAGTCCTCTTGTAAAAGAATATAGTTTCCCTGAGGCACTCCTGTAGAAATATGTTTTAAGGTGTTAAATAAAATACCAAGAGAGTCAGTACCTAATTCTAACGAAGGGCCACCAAAAAACTCTAAAGCATTTTTATCAATAAGGTCTCTTGTTAACATAAACATACCGTCACCTGTACCCAATCGAGAACCTAATGAGGTATCAACTCCTGTTGCGTTACGAATAATTCCATCAAGCAAACCTTTTTGAATTATTTTATAAAGTTCTTCTTCACCTGGAGTATCAATGTCATGTCCGTAAAGATGTCTTATTCTATCCATAGCAAAACTAAAGCCCATAAATCCATTGGCTCCAAAAAGAACGGCATCTCCTATTACAAGTTTAGCCTTTTCTTTATTATTAAGTATTTTTCTACCACCTGGAACAACGGATGTCCCTGAAAATATAGCTTCATTAAGCCTAAACATATACGAAGCAAACTGTAAGAAAGGAAGTTGGTCAACAGGAGTACGAGAGATACCAGTCATAGCTTGTGTTAGAACATCTTGTCTGTTCATAATCCATCTCTGTGCTTCATTGCTTGCTGGATTTACTGTTGGAAATTTTCTTAGGTACTCTATGTAAGCTGTGTTGTAACCAGAGATACGAGCTACTAGTTCCCCTTCTTTAAAGAAAACCCTACCTGCTTCTCTGATTCCTCTAAAACCACTGGCTGCAAGAGAAGCATCTTCTCCTAGCTCTGCAATAGATAAATTTGTAATACCCCTACCACTTGCTTTAAAAGAACTAACCATGCCTACAAATTGATCGGCAGTAAGTCCAGTTGTTTTTTCTAATGTTTTTCCTAAATGTCTTATAACATTTTCGTTTCCATTTAACACAGCAAATCTCATAGGTGCATAAAGTGCTGTTCCAATTATACCTGCGTTTCCTTCAGCTAAGTAGTTTACTTTTATAATCTGAGAACTTTGAACCATTAGCTGATCGGGGTTAAACATGCCTAGTTTTTGGTCAAAGACGTAGCCTCTCAAAGCTGTGTAAGGATCTGTTGATCTACCAGCAATAAAGTCAGAAGTCTTTAACATGTTTTTGTCGTACATATAATTAGAAAGACCGATAGTCATTCGATCCCATATTTTACTATGAGCACTTTTCCTATCAAGTCGAGATTGTATTTTACGTCTTTCTAAACCTAAAGCTTTTCCAGCTTTTGTTGACTCGTCAATTTTTATTTTATCAAGACGTTGCCTTAGTGTCATCGGCCCTTTTATTTCTTCAATATTTTCAACAACATTGTTTACTAAACTTGACCTTAACAAACCATTAATAGCTGCAGACTGGTAAGCTCTATCTGAATTTACAGCTATACCTTCAGCTAACTTTTTTGTTATAGCTTCTTTTGCTGGGTAAGTCTTTAACTCTCTACCCCCAAATCCTAGTAACGGTTTATCTTTTCTTGCTAAAGTTTTTGATCCTCTTAATCTTAAAGAATCACCAAGGCCCATGCCAGAAAAAGGACTTAACGCATCGGCATCAACAATACTTTTACCATCTCCTACAAACTCTACAGTTTTTCTTAAGTCTAAACCAAATTCTTCAGCAAATTCAACAAGGGTTTCTACATTATAAACACTGTCTTTTAGAAAAGAATTATTTTTTAGTACAAGAGAATTTATTAGTGGGTCACTTACAAGACCCTTTATTACTTCTCTATAATCTTCAGCATTTGTAAAATTAGCTGGGTCGAGTTTTGAATTTAAACCTTCAATAATATTATTTACTTGTGTCTTTGCAAGTCTGGCTTCTTTTTCAGTTCTAAAAGCCATTAGTGTAAGAGGAGAAAGTTTAGCTTTTGTTCCATCAGCAAATACTTTTTCTCTGTTCTGTTTTAAAAAAAGTTGTGTTTCTTGTTTTCGGTATATACGAGGGCCACCTGCATTTCTTTGCATTACATCCGACAAAAACAATCGTCTAGTACGAGGTTCTGATGTTGTAAAAAATTGTAAGTTACCAGCAAAAGTTTCATCTCCATCGTACAATCTAAAAATTTTCTGTCCTTCAGGAATTTCGTCTAAACTAATCCCAACCCCTAGTTGGTCATCCCATATCTTAGCATTAACACTTGTGTCTTGTACCTCATTAGGTGTAACAGTTCTTACTTGTGTACCACTGGTCTTGTTTGTTGTAATGACAAGAACATTATCACTAACAGCTTTCTTAAAAAGAATATCAGCAGAAAACAAAGCATCAATATCTAGGTACTCTTGGTATTTTAAATAGGAAGCTACTTGGGCATCGGTAGGAAAAGATTTATGTATGTCAAAAAATTCATTCATAAACTCTGCACTTGTTAAACCTTCTCTTTGAGTAGCAAGAGTGCCATCTCTAAGTTCATCAAATACTTTAAATAATTGTTTCTCTTCGTTTTTATTTAAAAGTTTTGTAACAGCTTTAAATTCAGCACCAAAATCTCTTGTCCATTTTTCTCTACCAGCTTCAGCTTGTTTCAGTATCCCATTTAGAAAAGGATTAGTCTGAGCTAAAGGAGACATGGCATATTCTACAATATTGCCAACACCTAAATCTTGTGCATCTGTTTGTCTCCATAATTGTAAATCATTTAAAGAAAGATTTTTAACTTGGGTTGGAACATTCTCAGTTCTGACTACAACAAAAGTATTAGGTGCATCATAAGCTCTAACTTCCCCACCAATATCATCAGCATATTTTTGTGCAGCTCTCTGTCCGTTTGGCCCTTTAAACACATCACCTTTTTTTGTACCTAAAATATCTTTTACATACAAGTTTTCAAAATCATCAACTTCAAAATCAATATCTAAAAATCTTGCATTGCCAGACTCAATGTGAGCTTCTTTTCGTTGGGCTACAATTTCATTTACTTTAGCTTGAAGACCTTCTTGATTAAGAGATTTTCCTGTCGTTTTAAAATTTGCTAGAACAGTTTTTAAACCAATACTTGTATCTTCAAATAGTCTCATTGCTTGTTTTGAAGGACTACTCCAGTACTCTGCTCTTAAATAGCTAGGAGTTGTAGCTGATTCTGCTACATGATTACCAAGTATTGTTGAACTACTCCCAGGATCATCGAGAGTTACCGTGTCATCTAGTATTTTTTTAACAGCAACAGGGTCTTTCTTAACAAAACCTACGGCTCTTGCTGCATCTTTTGTAATGTTGTCTATTGAACCTAAAGTATTCTTAGACACAATACCTGAAGTAGACTTTACAGCTTTACCTGCCTTTAGTAGTGTACTTCCCTTTACAACTTTTCCTACAAGAGTAACGTCCACAATACCTAAAGCTGTGTCAATCGTTCCTAGTGCTGTTTGTACTCTAGCTACTTGACTCTCTGATCCTGCAGCTATAATGTCTAAGAAATTTTTTAGGTAGAATCTGTTAGCATCAGTAAACAAACCATAGTCGGACATTTTAGTTAACAAGTCTTCAAATCTATTTTCAAAATCTTCTTCTGAAATATTAGAATATATCATGTCTAACACTTCATCAGCATACTCTTGATTTTTCTTGGCATTAAAAAGATTCATTGGGCTTGACCCAACATAATCTAAAAAGTCTCCTCCTGCATTTATCCACGACCAGAAACCATCAGGGGAAGCCTCTCCTACTTTCTTTTGTATAATGTTTTGAGCAGAAACTAATTTTCTTAGACGATTTGCAACATGTCTAACTTGGTATGGATCTCCTGATGTAAGCATAGCCACACTAGAAGGAGGAATAAATCTAGAAATTGCGTTTATGTCTCTAAGTTGTTCAACCGTTTGAGAAATGTTTCTTTTTCCCTCTTCAGAAATTTCAAAGCTACTTAATGCAATTTCTTTTTTGTTTACTTCTGTAATAGCTTTAGCATCTTCATCTAGTTTTATGGTAGCTCCTGAGTCAATAATAGGAGAGACATCTTTAAACTCTACACCTAAAAGATTAGACATAAAATGTGACTGTCTATCTTTATCTGTTGGTGTAGCTTGTGTTTTTACAACATTAGTCTCTGGCCCAAAAAATAAATTTTTGTTTTCCTCTAAAGGAGTTTCTGGGCCAAACGTATTTAAACTAACCATTTGTTATGTACCTCTAATTGCTTCCCCAATTTTACCAAATCCTTCTTGAGCACCTAGGTTCATTGACAATTTTGTTAAACCACCAAACATATCGGCTTTGTTTTGAGCAAATATTTGTTGTTGTTGGAAGTTACTAATTTCATTTGAAAGACCTGACATTTGTGTTGAAAAACCAAGTTGAGTTCCAAGCTGAGAAGTTAATGAACCACTTGCTCCAGCTAAAGCTGACCCACCAGCTATACCTCTACCCTCTGCTTGTGCTCTCATATTTGCTCTTTGTAATTGAAGCCTCCTTGCAGCTTGTCGTCTTCGGTTTCTGGAAGATACTTCTTGTTGTTTCCTAGCTCTTTCGGTAGCACTTGCCGATGCTGCTGCAGCTTTCTTAGCTTGTCTTCTTTGTCCACCAACCCCTATGACTGCACCTATTGCTGCTATTACACCCATTTTTATTCTCCTAAATACTTACTGTAAATTCTTTCAATTTTTTCAAATCCTAATCTTTTTAAAACAGGATCAAAAGGTTTATGAACTTTTGTGTTAATTAATAATACGGAAACACCACGTTTTTTTAAATCTTTTTCCACATACTTAATAAGAAAGTAACCAGCTAAACCTTTTCTGTAATCAGGATCTATAAAAAGAATATCATTTGAAACAAAAACATGGTCTTGGTAGTGTGGATGATTACGAGCTATAACAACAAAGTAACCTACAAGTTTTTCAGAGTACCTTATAGTATAAACACCTAAACTTCCTTGCTCGTACAAAGCTTCATAAAAAGACCAATCAGGGTTTAACTTTATTTTATCTTTATTTATTGCAATTTCTTCCCAGTGTTTGTAAAAAAGTTCATCTACTTCTTTTTTTACTTTAAAAAAATCTTCTCTTTGTATTTTAAAACCTTTGATTGACTGCATTTAACATCCCATAACCAAGTAGAACAAAGTCTTTTCCTTGAGCACTTTCAAACCGTAGACGTACACTACGTCCAGTTCCTCTCAATTTAAGCCTTGTTGTTACCATGTCGTCTGGGTAGTTATAACTGTTTAAGTTTGATGGGTCTACAACAGGGGTATATTTAAGCCGATATGCCTCTTGTGCTGCAGACGATACTGTTTTTCTAAAGTCCCAGTAAGCTGAGACTAACATACTTGATTCTCTAACAGGAGTATAACCTGCTCCAGGACTCCCTGTCCATCCTGTCTCTGTTGGTCTTAGGTAAGTTACAATAAACGGAGAGGATTTTTTAAGGATCAAGTCTCCCATAAATTCGTAACCTGCTTCAGCAAATGAGCTATAGTTGGCATTGCCCCAATCTAAAAAACTAATGCTTTTAAATAAAGCCATCTTCATTTTGTTAGCACTGACATCTTTAACCATTAGCATAACGGCAGAGTCAGCACTTGATAGTTCTGATAGTACGGATTGGACAACATCGTCACCGTTAGAAAGAACAACATCATTACCGTTAGATAGTTTTACATCAGCTTGTACAAAGTCTGATCCGTACCCTGAAAAGAACTGAGCACCAATAACATAGTCAACATCAGAAGAACTGTCGGCAATTTCCCAAGGGTAAAAAGCTTGTAAGTTCATGTCTAGTGTAAGAACTTTATTTTTTTTGTTTTTGTTTGACTCTCCGTTGCTAGGATAAAACCATAAGGCTCTCTTATTTATCTCGTCAAATACACCAGTACATTCAGCTTTAGCATTACCGTCAATTAAATCCCAAAAAGTTTGTATAGTAGTAATTGTTAAACTTTGTTCTTGAACATTCCCTGACACTTGGTCTACTGATAGGGTGTGAATACCAACTTTAGACCACCATATAGGGACACCACCAACATCTACAAATGTTTCTGGATTGTTTATTCCTATTGAACTAATGTGAGATATAGAATATTCTGTAGCTCTAAAGACATTGTCCACACCTGCTATTTGCCACACACCATTCTCAGCAAAGACTAGTATAGAGCTTCCTTGTACGTGTAACTTTTGAATGTTTACAGCATCAGGTAAGTTTATAACACCACCATCTGTAGCTAATAAATCTGAAACATGTTCGGCTGTTGGGTCGTTCTGTTGGTAACACCGACCAACCTCAGAAATATTGTCAATAACTTTAGAGAATAAAATTCGACCACCGTTTTTAGCACTATTTAATCCAGCATAAAACACACGACCAGAAAATGCTGCAACTGTTCTAGGTCTACTTGCTTCTACTTCTGTTGCTACATAAGTGGTTCCACCTGTGGCTCTTGCTTTATTAAAAAAGTCTAAAACAAAATGACCGTTAGCTGTTAGTGTTGAACCACCAAAAACTTGATCCCATTCACTAACACCAAAGTCACCTGCTGCATTTTTTCCTGAGTACCAAGGATGAGTTAAAGGTGGGTAATTACCACTATTTGATGAACTCCAACTTGCTCTAGCAGCTTCTCCTTTAGTTCCAACCCACCCAGAGTTAAAAGTATCCCACTTGCGAGAGTCAGGAACAGTTCCAGAACTTACAGCATCATAAGTAGTAAGATCACCTTGCCACTCAAAGTCTCTTGTCTCAAAAGTAATAGCAGAGCTTGTACTTATTGTGTCATTAGAAGGATTGTACTCGATGTAAAAAGGAGATATAGCTCCTGACACAACAACAAGACTACCATTTATTGAACTTGTTTGGACTTTAACTGTGGATGCTCCTGCACTTCCTGAAAACTCAAAAGAAGCAAGATTAACAGTAAAAGATTTTTGTTGTGCAGAGTAAGGTTGAGTAGCAGTATTATAAAAGTAAAGAACAGACCCAGCTTGAACTGTTAAAAAAGTAAGACCAGCTTGACCTGCTACATTTGTCCATAGTGTTGTTGTAAAAACTTGTGTATCTGTTAAACCAAAGCTAGAATTAGCTGCATCTGTTTCGTACTCAACAGCTAGTCTTCGTCTTCGAGACCCATCTCTTTGAAGTAAACAGTTAGACTCGTCAATAGAAGCATCAGGTGGAAAGGTAAGTTCACCTGCTTCTGTAATTAAACCCTTTATAAACGTGTTAACTACTTTTTCATTGATGCTTTGAGGCATTAAGCTCTTTCCGTTCTTCTAAACTTTTTGCAAAGTATGCTCTTTTAACAGCTACTGATTCACTTTTTTGATTAAGGTAGGCAGTTACAGCTTCTTTAGCTTTGTTTATACTAGAGTATTTACCTGATAATTCTTTTGGTACAGAACCTTTTGTAACTCTAAATTCAAAGAAAACAAAACCATCGTTAGCTTTTTCAATTAAAATATCAGTAACAAGTTTGTCGGATTTACAGATACAAGTCTGGTTTACTGTGTCTTCTATAAATTCTACCATTAACTTCTTCCATAAGTAGGACGTTGAGGAGCTTGCTTAGTTTTGTACATATCGTTTTGTACATATGTTTTTAATCTCCTTGCAGCTTGTTCTATTTTAGGGTCAGAACCTGATTTAAATAAAGAGAAACATGTAGACTTAGCCTCAGCTAAAAGGTAAGGTATTAGTGTGTCGTCTAGGTCTGGTTCAAAACTATCTGTCTGACTAAAGGTAGGGTAGATTGTTCCGTAAGCTTGTGTCTTACTAGCTGATAAAATAGTTTCAACAGAACTATCAAAAGAGTTCATCACAATGTGTAAGTCATCAAAGCTTGTGTAGTACGATGGCATTGCTGTATTATCAATAAACAAATCTGTACCACCAGCAACGTCAGCAACAACTGTTACACCTGTAGTTGCGTAGTTCATTGAGTTAATAAAGTCTAGTGGATGTTTGTAAAATATATCAATGTACGAGTAACCAGTTGTGGCTACGTTGTACCTTAAACTGACAATTTCTTTTGTGTTTGTTGGGTACTGAAAGTGAGTTGGTTTAGCTGTAGTAGACAAAGAAGTTAGCTTTAACAACTGGTGATGCTCTGGTATATCTCTTGCCGAAGATATATTATAAAAGGTATCTTCAATTACCGAAGCTATCTGTTGTGCTTCTACTGTATCACTGATTGAGTTTACAGCTTCAGAGTCCATGTCACTAAGAATGGACTGAGTCATTTGTAATAATGTTTGTTTCATTAGGTTCTATCCAGGGTAACAGTTACATATAATTTTTTGTTTCCTGTAGAAGCTCCGTTAGTTTCCACAGTCATAAAACTATTTGCAGAAATTGAATTGTTAGACGAAGGAGATAAAGTGTCTACATCCCCTGCAGCCGATGAACTATTAGCAACAGTAATTGTTCCCATTGATGCAGCCGAAGCATTTTTTACAGTTATGGTTGCATCAGAACCAGAGATAGCTCCTTCTAAAACTGTTACAACTTTTTCAATAGTACCAGCATAAGGAATACCAAAATGAATTGTTGATGCTGTAGAAACATTGTCGATAACACCTGTTAAAGTTAAGGGAACAACTGTTTGTGGGTTTGTCCACACACCACTTCCTGATCCGTTAGCAAGATAAACTGTACTAGCTCCAGCAGCAGCAACCCCTTTGGGTTCATGTAAAAATGATCCAGTAAGAGTACTGTGATTTACGTTAGCCATTGTTTTTCCTTAATAAGTAATACTTAATTATACATCTTATTGACGTTTATGTCAACAATAAAGTAGAGTTGGCCCCCGAAAGAGCCAACCCTGTTGTTTTTAAACTGTTATGTATTGGATAACAAGTTTACCAGCACCTGCTGTAAAGACAGCCGTGCCGTAGTTTAAAGCAATGTAAGCATCTGCTGCACCTACTGTAGCAGCAGCATTAACTAATGCTCCGTTACAGTTGACCGCAGTGTTTGCTGCTAAAGCTGTTTTGGCAATAGCTGCATCGATACCATCGGCATCAATAGCTGAACCAGCTGCAGTTTGCAGACCGATACCTAGTGTTCCAGAACCACCTGAAGTCCAAGCAGTTGTAACAACTAGTTTTGCCATAGTGATATAAGAACCTGCTGGAATGTAAGCTTCATTCGGTGTAGGTGCTACAGCACCCGATGCTACTAATGTTGCATCAGGTATATCTACCACTAGATATTTAACAGAGTTAAGAGCACCACCGTCATTGACGACAGCACCTTCATCTCCATTTGATAAGACATAAAGTCCATCTGAGTTTGTGTAAGACATAAGTTATCCCCCTATACTGTTGGATTCGTAATAATACGAATCATATTTTCAGGACGATACAACTTAACACCATAACGAGCAGTGGTTACAAACTCGTTTCTTTGGTAATCTTTGTTATACTCAAAGTCTACTTCTGGCTCTTGTCTCCATGCACCCACAAATGGGTTTACAGTTTGAGAGGCAGAGAAGAACAAGTTAGTCTTACCGTTGTTAGTGCTAAAGTCAACATTACCGCCACCTTCTCTATCAGGTAAAGCACCATCTGTAGCAGTTGCACAGAAGTTTGAAGTATAAACATCAAACCCATATACACTTGCAACAAATCTCATTCCAGTAGCAATACCATCTCTTACAATACCTTCCCATTTAGGGTTGCTTGACACAGCCACTAGGTCGGTTAGAGTGTTGAGAGCAAACTCAACAGATGGATCAACTATAGCAATCAGATTTTGGTCTGGTACATTAGCCTTTTTAAGAGCATATCTAGCATAAGCAAAGTCAGCAACTTCGATTTTACCAGCATTACCCCCAGACAAACGGTGATGAACACCATCAATGTCCTCTTGAGAGTTAGCAGAAATACCTACTTCTGGTGCTGCCATTGTAGTTGTCTCAAAGTGAGACATGATTGCACGTTCTTGCTCAGGAACAAAACGAGATATTAATTCCGAAGAATAGTATACATCTTGTTCAGCTTTCTTTGTCATGTAAGTAGCTGAGGACAGATACTTGTCAACGGTGAAAGTAAAGTTTCCTGTATCAAGTGGACGGTAAGTAACTGCTGCATCTTCTGCATAGTTCTCTACCTGTGCTTGTCCGATAGATGGGATGTTAAATGTGTTTCCATCTGGGAACCCATCAAGCATACGGACGTACCGTTGTGCCATCATCTCATCTCTTAGTATCTCCTTCAGTTCGGCTGACCATAGATTAGTCCGAATGAGGAGAGCAGAGTTTGTCGTATTCATACCCGACATGTGGTTTCTCCTTTAGTTTCCAAACTGTTCCCCTAATCTTTGTTTATCCTGTAAGATTTGTTGTTGTATTTTTGAGGAATAGTATAGGTTTCGGTTTTCTCGTCTAAGATTTTGGTAGTATTTCCAATTTCTTTCTGACGAGGATTGCATGTTAACACTTTCTGTACGAACCGAACCTTGAACCATTGGCTTAAAGTCTTTCTTTGGTTCACCAATCAGACTAAAAAAAGCATTTGGAGATTCAGATGCGACTTCTTGAAGACGTTGCATACTAATTCCCAGTTCTTTAGACTTCTCTTTGACTCTGTTAAGAGCCTCCGTCCCAAAACTACTTTCTAGTTCCTGATCGACAAGACTTAGATTCTGTTTAATCACAGACTCTCTGTCTCTTTCAGATAGTGTTTTCTCTACAAGGCTCTTCAGGTCTGCCTCACTAACATTGGAGTTGGTGTTCTCCTGTACAGTGCCACCATTATTATTGTTTGGCATTGCAGTATTCGCAGTGGTGGGGTCTGCGGCCTTATTCTGCAATTCTTCTAGGAGTTGTTTAGAATAATCTTGTTTACCCAAGTCTTCTTTCATTTCTGAAAGTTGACGTTCAAGTTGTTCTATATGGCTGTCGGCTTCTATTTTTCCTTTAGCCAGAACTTCAGGGTCTTTCCAATTATCTCCTTTGGCCTCTGCGAGTTTAGTAACATAAGATTCTACTGGTTTAGTTTCTTGTGTAGCTTGTAACTCTGGCTGAGTTGTGTCCGTGGTTGGACTGCTCTCAGTAAATACACTCATAAGTTATTCCTTACTTAAAGTAATTAATTTAAAAATGTCATCGAGGACTTGGTTGTACTCGTTAACACTCACTTGTCGAAGCTCCCAATTTGGAACTTCATAGTCACGAACAGAATCTTTTCTTTTATATTCTTGTTCGAGAATTCTTTTTAAATCATCAAAAGCATTTCTGTATCCTAATACTTCTGCTTTTCTTTTTTCTTTTTCTTCAGTCTTGTAACCTTTTACCCATACGGAAAGCATTTATATTCCTAACTCGTCAGCTAACATTTGTTGTTCAATGTCTTTTGTTTCAGCAGACTGAGCTTCTTGTTGAGTTTCCATTTGTTCTTCTACACCAATGTTTTCTTTAAAGATAGAAGGTTCTCCTAATTCATCAGCTAGAATTCTAGCAAATTCTTTTCCTGAAAGATGGACAGCAACAGTAGGATCAGATAATTTAATTTGGTAGAGTTGAGTAAGGTTTTGTAATCTTCTTGCTCTTTCAGCAAAATGTCTAGCTCCTATGGGAGTGATTCTTCCTCTACCTACAATGTCTTCTTTTGAAACATCCATGAAATAAGTGTTACCATTCTCTTCTACTTTAATAGTTTCTAAAGTATTCATTGTTCTTCGAGAAACTTCTAACATAGCATTAAGAATTGGCTCTAAAAATACTCTTTCAAAATGAGCAGTTTTGTGTTCAAATATTCTTGAAGAAGAGTTCTGTAAACTTTGTACTTCGAAAGCTGTCTTTTCTCCTGGTGTTCTAATACCCATAGCCTGTCGTGGAGCACCAGCCATCTCTTCCATAATGTCAGTAATGTTTCCTATTTGTAAGTCTGCTTGTAAAGCTGTTGTGTCAGGAGCCATGTAACCCACATCACCTTCTTCACCAAGATAAATTCTTGCCCCTGGTTCAAATACAAAGTCTTCAACATCCCCTCTAATTTTTAGAATAGGGTAAGCTATCTGGTCAAACACATCTGCTTTAAGATTTTCTAAGTGGTCAATTCTGTACTGTAGTCCAACAAGATTATCTAGTGGCCCCATTGCATAGAGATTGTCAGGTCTTGGTCTCCATCCTGCATGAAAGATTGGTGCTGTGCCAAACCAACTTGGATTTTCTTCGTTAGCTAAAATATAAGCTCTGTCTACAACAGTAATAATTCTATCTGTAGACAATTTATTTGTTTCTGCATCGTAGTAGTCACCGTAGAATGTAAGAATTTCTACATAGTTAGACTCGTAGTATTGTTGTATTGAGGAAAATCCGTCAGCAATATAGCCATCAGCTTTTTCGTAAGTACCACCACCTCTAACGGCTGCTCTTGCTTCCATCATTTTAGTAAAGACACCACTCATGTATTCTTTTGACGGATCGTTTTCAATCATTGTTTTAATTTCACCTAGTGTTTTTATTGTTTTAATAATCTTAGGTGTCTTGTGAAATTCTGCAGCAGTTGGGTTAAATACAATATCGTAAGGTGAAACACGAACTACTTTTGGGCCAACGTAATTAACATTTATTTCTCCGTCTTTCTTTTCGTTGACATCTCTATCAAAAACTACAGTAGCAAAACAGTTTCCGTATTGAATATAATCATATAGTAAATCAGAAGCTACAGTTGTAAAATGAGACTGAGTAATTTTTGATTTCATAAAGTTTTCAATAATAGTTGTCTTGTCAAACTCAGTAGCTTCAGGATTACTAGCCTCAAACTTCATCCAGTTCTGTTGTGGAAACAAAGATGCAAAGTAGTTAGCATGTAAGTTATCCATGATCTGTGTAAGTTTTGGAGTTGTTGTAGAGTTTGACCAAGGCAACATAGAGTTTGTAGTTGTTCGAGTGTCAGTGGCATAGATGTAGTTACGGAGTTCTTTCCATTCCTCAATCTTTTTCTGTCTTAAAGTATTCCACTCTCTCCACCGATTAGCTATCTCAACAGCCATGTGGTCAGGGTCGAGCATATACTCAAGTTCTATTGTTTCTCCTGCCATTATGCGGCTCCTCTAAATCTGTTATTAGCCCAAACAATATTGTTTTTCATTGTACGATTAATACTTTTTGATGGTTTAATTGCAATATCAATAGCTGCAGCTAAAGCATCTTTTATATCATCGTGTGGTGGATGTCTGGACATTAACTCTTCTTCCAACACTTGTATATTTCCTCCACGATAGTGCCATATTTGTAGGTTATCGTACCTTGGCTCTAGTGTCGCAGCTATACGTTCTTCTTTATTTCCTTGATGTCTGTTAGGTCTGTATTCATCTATACTAATTGACAACCCATGTTGTTTAATTAATTCTTTTAGCTGAACAACAATAGCTTGTTGTGCTACTGTAACCTCTGCTCTCATTTTTCTAAACGACCATTTAGTTGACAACTCTAGTATATGTTTAAAGTACTCAGATATTCTGTCTGTTCTAAATCTGTCTATATCTAAAACATAAATATTATTTTGAGAGTCTACTCCTACAATAACAAGTGCTGTGTAGTCTGCTTTCTTTGACAAACTAAATGCAAAGTCTACGGCTGCAAAGATATTTAATTTACTTTCTTTGTAGAACCAGTAACCACTTTCTTCTCGTAGATGTTTACGTTCAAAGTATTGAAACTTGTTTCTCTCTACTGGTACGTTGTCTGGATCACTAGGATCATTGTAATACTGTGCTTTAAACTGAGACTTGTCTAAGTACTGTCCTCTTTTTTTAGCTAGTATTTGTCGATTAAACCCAAACTGTTTGCCGTCTTTTCGTGACTGTTGAGGCCACAAGAACTCTCCTGTTCCGTCCCCTCTGTCCTCAACAGCTCTTTCTAAAATTTCGTATATCTGTTCTTCAGATACTTTGTTGCCATCATCGTCATACTTGTCTTCAACCATTTTCATTAGGTTACTATAAAGATCAGAAGGATGATACCTTGTTCCTACAATCCATTCTCTCGCATTAGTTCCTTCAATCGAGGATAAGAGGGAGTACTGACTCTTAACTTTTTCTCTACCTTCCCCTGTGTAGGCGTTTTCATATACGACAACATCGTCCAAAACAGCAATGTCACAGTGCATACCAGTAAGTGAGGTAGTGAGACCACCTGTAAATATAGACGGATCACGAACATTTTCCTTTTTTCTAAGTGGGTGGTCTAACATAATTTCTGATGTTGTCCACCTTACACGTTTACCTTCTTCCTTTTGTACATGGTCAGGCCAGTATCTACGGAAGGTGTTTGATGTTAGTATTCCTTTAATAAATCCTAACTGTTTTTCTGCAAGGTTAGCTGTCGCAGATATATAAAGTATTCTAAGTGTCGGGTCTTTAGTTAACTCCCATGCTACACGATAAGCAATCATTCGAGACTTACCATGATCTCTTGGGAAGAGTAGTAGTTGGTGGGTCTTACTGTTTTCTTTAGTCCACCACTGACACATATCTTCGTGACATTGTCCTAGTAATTGTTCAGGTGCAATAAGTTTAATAAAAGTAATTAGATCACTTTCTGCTGCATCCCTTATGTCATCTTGGGTTACTACCATGCTCTACAAGACCAATACCTAGCTTTTGTTTTAGGGCCAGGAGTATCACAGTTATGCCTAGCCCTAAAGTTTTTCTTTCTTCCAGGAATATTCTTTTTAATTGTCATGTTAGGATCACCGAAGGTAACTCGTTTTGTTTTACTACCGTCTTTAACGTAGACAACAGATTTCTTTTTACCGTAGCTTGTTTCTCCTTTAGAGATACGTCTAGGTTTATTTAACTTTACACTTTTACCTTGGTAAGCAGCCATTACTCTGGAGCTTTTTCTTTTAACACAATACCTAAAATTCCTGAAGCAATACCAATAAAGATTAGCTCACCTACTCCACTGATTACACCTAATCCAACTATGCCAACACCAACGGCTGCATAACTTGAAGGTTCGGTTGATCTTGCTTTAATCCAATTTATCATAATACTATTCCTTATTTAATTATCCAATAGTGGATTTGTTAAAGCTTGCTTAATTTTCATATCTAAGTTTTCTTCTAGTGTTACAATTTTTAAGTCAAGCCTGTCTACTTTTGAATCCATTCGTATTTCAAAAGAACTTATTACACCTCTAACGTCTTCGATGTTTTGTCTATTTCGTGATTCTTGCTTTGCCATATCAGACTCAGCTTGGTCTAGGTCTTCTTTAACTTGAGTGCTCTGAGTGTCCATAGCTTTTTCTACACTACTTATATCAAGTTTAATTCTTCGTTCTTGCTTTTCAATATTTTCTTCAAACGAATCTAAAGTTTCTTTTAATCTGTTTTCTTGTTCATTTATACTGACTTCTATTCCAGATATGTCTTCTCGTAGTTCTATCTTTGCATCGTGGACACTTGCCGATACGTTAGCTACTGAAGACTTTATTGAGTTAACCTGTTCTCTAATCATTTCGTTAACAAGTAAGTCTGCTTCTTTGAGATTACTAAACTGTTCTTCTATAATGTTTAGTTGGTTCTCTACCATTGTTATATGTTTATCAATGTGGCTAAGGTCAGGGCTTACAAAATTAGCTATTTTTTTTTCCATTGCCAAGTATCTATTGTAGGCTTCGAATCCCCCATACAAACCCCCAATAATTGTACCGACAAGGGGTATAATAAGAAGTAGCTTAGAGCCACCTATCTTCAGTCCCTTGTATTCGACCTCTGCCATCTCTAACCTTTTTTCTTTTTAGGAAAGCCAGCTTTCATATTAGCATATGCTTCTGGGGAAATAGTACTGTTTTTTTTAGAACGAGAAGTCTTGTTCTTTTTTCTTTCATTCATGTTTGCATATAAGCCTTTTCGTTTTGCCATGTCGTTACCTTTTATACTGCATGTTTACAAGATTATCCATTGCTGCGTTTGACCCACCAAATAAAACAAACGAAGCTAATCCATTATCTTTTATCTGTGTGTCTGGTATTCGTGTTGCTGAAAAGAAACCAGGAGTATCTGGTATTGCTAACTGGTTACTAAAAAAATCTTTTGTATTTCCTAAGACTTGCATAACAAGTAAAGTCTTTAGTTGGTTTGTCTCATCGTACCTACCTTTATCACCCATCTTATTTATTATTTTACCTGCAGCTTTTTCTTTTTGTTCTGCTTTTGTTTGCTTGGGTTCAGGTTTTTTTTCAGCTACTTTTGTTTCTTTCTTAGGTTCTTCTTTTGTTTCTACTACATCCTCTGCTGCTTTTTCAGGTTCAGGTTCTGGTTGTGGTGTAGGTTCTATTTCTGGTTCTGGAGCTTCCATTGGTTTTGGAGGTGAAACTTCAGTTTCTATATCCATCTCCATATCCATTTCAACATCTATATTTAACTCAAGCTCTGTCATTACTGGTTCAACATTCATTTCAGGAACTTTAAAGTCTATTTCAAAATCAGGAAGTTCCATTTCAAGTTCAACAGTTTCATAAGAAACATCAGTATCTTGTATTGGTTCAAAGTCAATCATACCGTCAGGTTGTTCAACAATGTCGTTGTGTTCAAATATATCTTCAACAATGTCCAGTTCTTCTTGAGTGGCATCTCCGTTTAAATAAACATAAGATTCTATAGTTGTTATTGTTTGTTGGACTATTCTTGATATTACATTATAAAGTACGTTTACAGAAACATCATCAAATACAGGCCCAATGTCTAGGTTTATATCTCTTCCACCTATCTCCAATAAAATAGAAGTAAGCCCACCATGAAAATTAAAACTACCAGTATACTGTGAGTATCCACTATTCACCCCCGAAGCTGATAGAAAGTCTGTTCCCGAAAATTGGGTAGCACTTCCATCTTTGCCAGTTATGTGTATATAAATGCTATCACTTGCATCTTGTTTATCTACCTTAATAGTATAAGTTGTTTTACCACCATTGTCAATGTTTAAATTTTCTATGTCTATAGTCTGTTTAAATGTTGTTCCCATATTAGGGACACCCATTGTGCTTGTTGTGGAGCCACTACCTCTTATCTCTGCACATTTATCTGTACCTAAATCTCCACACCTTGATCCAGTTGGCATAGAAGCTGGCCCCTGCCCACCCCAGTCAATGTCCATATCACCTTCTTTAGATGAAGACACGAACCCATTACCACCGTCTAATAAATCACCTGAATCTTCGTTAGTTACTGTAGTAGTTGTTGTATCGGTTACAGTAGTTTCAATAGTGGTCACACCTTGACCATCGTTATTTGTTTCAACTGTTGTGGTTTCTGTTGTGTCAATAACAACTTGAGGGGTACATAAACCTACAACATCTGTAGCACAATTTAATTCTGCACTAGAGTAAGAGGATAAAAGCAAGTATAGACAAAGGGGTAGACCAACGATTTTTACTTTCGTATTCATTAGCTCTTAACTTTTCCTCTCGTTTAATTTGTAGTGCTTCTTGTTTTGCTGACTGTAGTTTTTCTTTTGCATCTTTTTTAGCCTTGATACCTGCTAATTTTTTTTCTTTTTCTAAAGTTATTTTTTTTACTTCGTAGATAACTTTAACGTCTGAACCTTCAGGTATAAGTTCAATATTCTTTTCCCAAGTTTCTTTTGCATTTTTGCCAATCTGTCCCATAAAAGGACAAGGTGTACCTGCCATCCACATTGCATCAAAAACTCTGTAGTCCATACATAATGTAGATACTGCAGCAACTTTCATTCCCATACCGTACAAAGACCTGGCTAGTTTTATTCTTTCACAGTTCTGGTCTGTAATTGTAACTCCTGTAGCAAACCCTAGTACTTGAGTTTGTACTGAAGCTGCGGCTGCAGACTTACATACGTCACTATTGTTTACTACAACAGATGGAGCACTGGCTGTTGGTGGAGCTTTATCTGTAACTACTGTACTGCTAACAGTATTACTATCGGCAGCTAGGACAGGACTACAAGCAAAGAGTGTTAGAGATACCAAACAATAACGTAAGACATGTTTCATTTTATTCCTATAATATTAAGCAGACCCATTAAACCCATTTGATCTGCTACAACAAAAACTGCAGCACCTACTGCAAACCATTTAATTTGAATTAAAGTTTTATGTATGGAGTATAGAGAAGACTTTAATTCTTTTGATACACTTCTTAATTCTTTAATAGACTCTTGGTGTCGATCAAGTGTCCATTCAACTTTGTTGATACGAGCTTCTATGGGTTGGTCGTTCATTCGTATGCAACTCCTATTGTATTATTTTCTGCCACCCATTCAAGGATAGCTTGGTAGTGTCTGTTGGCTGGGTCTATTGGGACAAACATAGTCTTCCCATCTGCAACTAATTTTATACCTTTTTGGCCGTCATTACTTGTATATCTTGCCGAGTTAATAATCATAATCACTCCTATAATTCTGCATCAAAAGTTAGAGTTGCTGCACCATCAGAATGTAAAGCTACAGCTTGTCCTGAAGTTAAGTTTGCGGCTACGTTGGCTCTAAAAGACAAAAACTGGTTATCTTGACTTATATCATCTATAGAAGTTATTGCTTGTTCTGAACCCCCAGCATAAAGTATATTAAAATTTGTTTCAGTGATGGATGGGGAGGTTCTCATAGGTATATGAAAACCAAATCTTGCAACAGTGGAGGTTTGAACATAACCTACTAGATGGGCTGTTCTATTATCTGCTCTTACAATGTCAGTGTAATAACGACTACACAAAGCTAACTCTTGCCCATATGAACGATGCTCAAAGGGTGTGGCTACTGGGCCGACTTCCATCTGGACTCCAGTTATGAAAAACTCGTTGTTAGTGCTACTGTAAAAACTACCTATACCTGCAGCCCTGTTTGCGTTAGTATTTGATACCCAAGAAGTTTGAAGTGTACCACTAGAATACTGTGATCCTGAGTGTAACCAAAAGGCAAGATCCATACTATTAGCATTATCATCACCAAAAGCACCAGTTGTATCTGCTGGAAATGTTATTTCGTGCCGAACCCAATCAGTTGTTGTAGCATATAATTTAGAAACTCCCCTAAAATTGTCTCTATCAAATAACTCTAAAATAAAGTTAAATGCTCCACTAGCTTTAACATAGAAGCTTACTGTTATCTGCTCTGCGGCTGACGTACCTTTTTTTATTCTCTGTAGATTCTGTCCTTCAAATAACTGTCTAAGAATAAGATATTCTCCTGCGTCAACAGAGGTATCTGCGGTGGTACAATCTAGTTTAATACAATTAGCAAACCCACTAGGGCCATCTGCTGTTTGTGTCATCGTAAGTCTACCAGCAGAAGATCCTTGCAGATTCCACCTATCACAAGTTGGATAACTGGTAGCACCACCTAATGCTGTTGCTGACGTAGCCCTTTGAGACACTTGCATAGCACCATTAATTACAATATTTCTATTGCTTAAAGCCGTTTCGGAGGCACTGGCTAAACTGGCTAATTCTGCGGCTTTACTCATTATTCT